CTTGCGAAACTTGTTGGCAAGAAGAGGCTTTAGGAAGAGCAAGCAAGCGAGTAAGAGATAATCAAAAAACTATAAGTGATCAGGTTATACATAATACTCCTTTTTCATTAGAGCTAAATTTAGGTAATATTTGTAATTTAGCTTGTAGAATGTGTTCTCTAGGTGCATCTATGAATTGGAAAAAAGAACACAACCTAACACTAGGACCAGATGAACAATGGCCTAAAGAACAGATAAATCAACTTGCTAAGACCTACAATAATGCCTTTACAGATGATAGTTTAATATGGGAACAATTGCATTCTAATATGAAGTATGTAAGGCACCTAGACATGTATGGCGGAGAGCCGCTAATGATGAAAAAGCAATGGGATGCCCTAAGGTATAGTGTTGAACAAGGTTATGCTAAAAATCAATACATACATTTTAATACTAACGGAACTATTTTTAAATCTGAATATGTTGACATACTTAAACATTTTAAACAAGCAGATATATCTTTTAGTATAGACGGTACACATAAATATTTTGAATATATAAGATACCCAGCTAAGTGGAATGAAACTGAAAATATTATGGAGACTTGGTTGGAAAATACAAAAGAATTTCATAATATACATTATGACTTATGCTTTACATATCAGATACTAAACGTACTTAATTATGGCGCAGTAGCTGAATGGTGCAAAGATAGAAATATAAGAATATATAGAAACGGTGTATATGCCCCTCATTACTATAATGCTACTAATATAAGGGAGAGTTTAAAACCAGCTATTATAGAAAAAATTAGAGCTACACCTGTAAGGTACCCTGAAATTAGAGAAGAATGGGAAGATATAATAGGTCATATAAATTTTAAAGAAGCTGACCCAGTACAGTGGCAGAAGTTTTTAACGGTAAATAATAATTTAGATATATCAAGAAATCAATCTTTTGTAGATTTATTTCCTGAAGAGGTTAAATTGTTTAAGTATAAATTAATCTAATGGACGCAATATTTACGTGGAAAAGATTATCGTCGTATAAAGAGTTAGAAAGTACGTTTTTTTGGCATTATGCTAAGATTAGTACTCAAACTGCAGGTAAATTTCATAATACTATATTATATACGGACGAAGAAGGCCGAAAAGACTTTGAAAGGTTTGGTATTGGTTTTAATAAAGTTATTGTACTGCCAGAATTAGAATCATTTAAAGGTAGTATTTTTAGCATACCTAAAATATATGCTATGATACAAAGAAAAGAACCTTATGTACATTTAGACTTTGATGTCTTTACTAATATAACTCATACTTCTAACGAACCAATTGCCTTCGGATACCCAGAAGTAAATTTAAAAGTATTCACTGATATAAATGAGATAGAATACTTAAACCAAAATTATCTTAATTCTTACAAAGAAGAATTTTATAAATACTACGACCGTAAAGATTGGGACTGGAGATTAGTTCCTAACTTTGGAGTTTTTATTGTAAATAATCCTTCATTAGTTTCTGACATATTTAAAGACATACTTAATAATATAGAAGAATTAAAACCTAATGAAAGTAAAGAACATAAGTATGCTTCTTTTATAGAACAGTTTTTATTTATGAGAGCTGTAGAAGACTATGATATAGATTATGAGTTTATATACGATGCAAATCCCTTTACATTTAAAGATCAGAACTTTGTGTACGTTAAAGATAAGTTAGTTAATGTAAGTTACACATCTGGTTTATATAAACATTTAAATACGTTAAAGTTTACTCATTTTCACGGATATAAAAAATACCCAGTATTTAGTAATACTATAATTAAAAAATTAATAACAAAAGAAAACCCAATATAAATGTCAAAAGAAAAAAAAGAGATCAATTTACAGGAAGAAGAAGTAAATAATCTATTAGTTTTACAAAATAGAAAGACAGCTTTAAGAAATGAATTAGCCGATATCGGTCTTTTAGAGCTATCTATTAAAGATAGAAAAGAGCGTGCAAGTTCTTTCAATAATGAGACAGTACAGGCACAGGAACGTATAGGTAAAGAACTCACTGAAAAGTACGGACAAGGAGCTCTTGATCTCGATAGAAAAGTATTCATACCTCAAGATTAGGTTTACGATATACCCACTCTATTTATATATGTACCCTTACAGCAAATACGAATTGCGTTTTAGGTATAATGACGATATTTATAAGAGTACTCAATAATATAATTTTCAAAACATGGCAGAAACATTAATTTCCCCAGGCGTACTAGCGAGAGAAAACGACATCTCGTTTATCGCTCCATCCGCAATCGAAGCAGGGGCAGCAATTCTAGGACCTACAGTAAAAGGACCAGTAGAGGAACCAACTAAGGTTACTTCATATGCACAATACGTGAATATGTTTGGTACTACTTTTCCTTCTGGATCTACTAAACAGGAGTTCTTAACTTCTATTGCTGTTAAATCATACTTTAATCAAGGTGGTAACTCAGTAATTGTAACAAGAGTTGTAACAGGATCATTCGGAACAGCTAGCAACACAACAGTTGCAGCAGACGATGAAGGTGCAGCACCATTTACACTTTCTACTTTAGGTAAAGGTTCAATCTATAATAACGTAACAGGATCTTCTTATAACGAAGTTGGTTACGATGAAAATAGTGACGGATCAATCAAATCAGGATCAGCTGATAACCTAAGATGGGAGATTGTAAATCAAGATAAAGTTAACGGAACTTTCGGTCTATTAATTAGACGTGGTGATGATAACTCAAAAAACAAAATAATCTTAGAAACTTGGAATGATTTATCATTAGATCCAAATTCTGAGAACTACATCGAATCTGTAATTGGTAACCAATCCAAATCAAAAGCAGTAGATGCAGGACAATATTACATTACTTCTGCTGGTGAATATATCAACAGATCAAAATATATTAGAGTATCTGGTGTTTCTAGACAAACATTAGATTACTTAGCAAACGATGGTATTAACGTAAGAGTAGCAACTTCTACAGGATCTTTACCAACTGCACAATCTGGTTCATTCCACGGAGCGACTGGAGACAATGTAGTAGGAGGATCAACTAGAGATAAGTACTTTGGAGATATCAACGGAACAGATACACAAGGTCTTACAGGAGCTTGTTATTCAGATGCAATTTCAATCTTAGGAAATCAAGACGAGTACGTTTATAATATAATTTCTGCACCAGGATTGTTATATGAATTTGGAGATCATAAAACTTCATTAGACTCAATTATTTCTACTGCAGAAAGCAGAGGAGATGCTATTGCAGTAATAGATGTACAAAACTATGGAGCTACTGTAGCAAATGCAACAGGAACAGCAGGAACATTAAATAGCTCATATGCAGCTACTTACTGGCCATGGTTACAAACTCAATCAGCTACAGGTAAAAATGTATGGATACCAGCATCAGTTGTTATACCAGGAGTATATGCATTTACTGACGGAGCTGCTGCACCTTGGTTCGCACCAGCAGGTCTTACTAGAGGTGGATTAGGAAATGTAATCCAAGCAGAAAGAAAACTTACAAGATCTCAAAGAGATACATTGTATAATGCAAATGTTAACCCAATTGCTACTTTCCCAGGAAGCGGAATATCAGTATTTGGTCAAAAAACATTACAAAAGAAGAAGTCTGCTCTTGATAGAGTAAACGTAAGAAGATTGTTAATTGATCTTAAGAAGTTCTTAGGAGATGTAGGAAAGACTTTAGTATTCGAACAAAATACTATCGCAACCAGAAATGGATTCTTAGCTACAGTTAATCCTTACTTAGAATCAGTAGTACAAAGACAAGGTCTTTATGCTTACAGAATAGTAATGGATGATTCAAATAACACTCCTGATACTATTGATAGAAATCAATTAATCGGTCAGGTATTTATTCAACCAGCTAAAACAGTTGAATTCGTAGTACTAGACTTTACAATTGAGCCAACAGGTACAACTTTTGGAGCATAATTTTAAACTAACGATATTTATAATAAAGAAATAAAATGGCAGTACTAGATCCAAACGAAATAATGTTCAGAGCCTTCGAGCCGAAGGTACAAAATAGATTCATCATGTATATCGACGCAATTCCGTCTTTCATGATTAAGAATGTAACGGCTCCTTCTTTTACAGATGAGGAAGTTAAATTAGATCACATGAATACTTACCGTAAGATAAGAGGTAAGAGAAATTGGGAAAATATGGATATGACTCTATATGATCCAATAACTCCTTCTGGAGCACAAGCTGTAATGGATTGGGCAAGATTATCATACGAATCAGTTACCGGTAGAGCTGGATACTCAGACTTCTACAAAAAGGACTTAACACTTAATGTATTAGGACCTGTAGGTGACGTTGTTAGTGAGTGGGTAGTTAAAGGTGCATTTATAACTAATATGGCACAAGGATCATTTGACTGGGCTACTTCTGATGTTGCAGAGCTTTCAATTACTGTAGCAATGGATTATTGTGTATTGAATTACTAATTAAAACTGACCATAAAAAATTAAAGCTCCTAATAAGGGGCTTTTTTTTTGGATATAGTTGGTTCCAAAGTATAATTTTCTTATATTTATTAATAGAACTAGTTTTAAATAATAAAGTATATGAACAAAGAAAGCAAATTTCCTAGCGAAATTGTAGAATTACCCTCAAAAGGCTTATTGTATTCTGAAGAATCACCTTTATCATCCGGAAAGATAGAGATGAAATATATGACTGCAAAAGAAGAGGATATTCTAACTAACCAAAATTACATCGAAAGAGGAGTAGTAATTGATAAGCTACTTCAAGCACTTATTATCGATAAAGATATTAAGTATAGCGATCTCCTTATAGGGGATAAAAATGCTCTCCTTGTAGCTGCAAGGGTTTTAGGTTACGGTAAGGATTATGAATTTAATTGGGCTGGAACTAAAGAAATAATCGACTTAACAGGATTAAAAGAAAAAGAAGTTGATTACTCTTTATTTAAAGACCGTAAAAATGAATTCGAATATACATTACCAACCTCAGGAGATAAAATTACATATAAATTACTAACACATGCTGATGAATCTAATATTGCACGTGAAATCACTGGCCTGAAGAAAGTCAATAAAGAAGCATCACCGGAATTATCTACCAGATTAAAGTATATGATTATCACAGTTAACGATAATGGAGATACTAAAACTGTTAGAGAGTTTGTAGACAATCAATTCCTAGCAAGAGATTCTAGAGAATTTAGAAAGCATGTTGAAAAAATAAACCCAGACGTAGATTTAACGTTCTATCCAGATGGAGGCCCAGAGGAGGGGGTATCTATCCCGATAGGGGTTACATTTCTTTGGCCTGACGCAACAATATAGAGTTAATCTATTTACTCAGATCCATGATATAGTATTCCATGGTAAAGGCGGATTCGATTACGATACCGTTTATGGGATGCCAATCTGGTTACGTAATTTTACATTTAAGAAGATGAACGATTACTATGAAGAAGAATCGAAGGCTTCTAAAAAAGGAACACCGGCTAAATCAATGCCGAAAGGACCTGCAATAAGAAAACCTTCTTATAGTACTAAGGCTCGCTAACTGCGAGTCTTTGCTATTTATACCATATAAGACTATACTGTGGAGGAAGAATTAAAAAAAATAATATCGCAACTTAGGGAACTTGGTGTTTCAACTGCCGAGATCAAGAAAATGGACGCAAACTTTAAAGCTGTCCAAAAGTCTGGTGGCGATGTTGAAAAGCAGCTTGACCTTATGCGTAATAAGGTTGATAATTTAAGGGATGCTGTAGAATTTAGTAAAGAAAGCTTTACTGATCTATCCGATATCATTAGTAAAAATATTCAAGAGTTAGAAAAACAAAAAAGTCCTATAGCTGATGCTTTAAAATTAAGAAGAAGCACACGAAATATTTCTAAAGAGATATTATTTGATGAACAGGGTATTAGTAGGTTAGGTGAAAAAGACCTTAAAAACAGAGTTGCTAAACTTACTCAGAATCAAACTCTTTTAGATCAAGAGCAGGAATCTTTACGGGTAAGATACGACATTGATAAGTTAAATCTTGATCAAAATGATGTATCTCAAAAAATTCTTGATAAATTAACAGAAGGTAAAGAAGCTACAAAAGCACAAAGAGAAGAAGCAGAAAGAATAGCCTCAGTAATAACTGATCAAAGTAATGCTGAAACTGGACTGCTCTTAAAACTACAGGAAAGATTAGAGAAGGAAGAAGAAATAAACAAAAAATTAGGCCTATCTGGTTCTCTAGTGAAGTCACTAGGAGGGTTAATGGGTCAATTAGGTTTATCTTCTAAAATAGTAGCTGATGCATTAGAAGAGGCTGAAACAGCAATGCGTAACTCAGCAGAAGCTGGAGATAGGCTGTTCCCTGCAATGGCTGGTTTAGGTCCATTAGCTAAAGGATTTGGAAAAGCTTTAACTGACCCACTTACTATTGTTACAGCTATCGGTAAAGGATTTCTAGCTGTTAATAAAGCTCAAGTAGAATCAATAAGATTAACTGGATCGGCAGCAACAGCAATGGCCGGATTCAGCGGTAAAGTAGCCGCAACATCAGAAGTAATTGCAACATCAGCAGCTGCTACTAGACAGTTAGGTATAGATGCTAATCAATTATTCGGTAATGAGTTATTAACCAGCATGACTTATTTCCAACACGAGTTGGGACTAACCGGTGAAGCAGCAACAAGACTAGGTACAATAAGTAAATTAACCGGTCAAACTATAGAAAGTATTAATTCATCTATTAGCGAAGGAGCTTCTGAGATGAATGAATTAGCCAAATCAGGTGTACCTGTAGGGATAGTATTACAAGATGTATTAAGTGCATCAGATGATATAACAGCATCTTTAGGTAATAATCCAAAAGCTATAGCAAAAGCAGCAACTGCTGCAAGAGCTTTAGGAATGGATTTAGCTAAAGTAAATAACATTGCAGATGGTTTATTAGACTTTGAATCATCTATTGAAGCAGAGTTAGAAGCTCAGTTATTAACTGGAAAAAATATTAACTTATCTAAAGCGAGAGAATTAGCTTTAAATAATGATTTAGAAGGAGTAGCAACAGAATTAGCAAAACAAGGAGCATCCGCAGCCGAATTCGCTAATATGAACAGAGTACAGCAAAATGCCTTAGCTAAAGCTATGGGTATGTCAAGAGCTGAACTCGGTAAGATGGTAATGACTCAAGAACAAGCCAATAATCTTACTGACGAACAGAGAGCTAAGATTCAAGGCGTTACCGTAGAGCAGTTAAAATCTGAAGATGTAATGCATAGATTAAATAGATCTCTAGCGATGTTAGGTGAAGCTTTTGCTCCTATGTTAGAGGCAGTAGTGCCATTAGTAACTGCATTAGTAAAACCTATATCACTTTTTGCAGATTTTATAGGAATGATCTTTGTTGGAGTTGAAAAATTAAATAAAGCTTTAGGATTAACTGAAAAAACCGGTAACGGTTTAGTAGACTGGGGTAAGTCTTTTACAGCAGGACTAATTAAATTTGCAGCCGGAGGTACTTTATTACTTATAGGTAAATCTATCAAAGACTGGTTCAGCCCTAAAGTAACTGGAAATTTCTTTAAAAACTTAAAAGATAATTTTAACCCTAAAAATCTTAATTTAAAAAACCTTAAAGAAAAAGTAACAGGATTATTTAGTAAAGATGGAGCAGCTAAAATAACCAAAGATGCTAAAGGAAGATTTAGAGATGCAAAAGGTAGATTTGCTAAAAATCCAATGTCTAAGACAATGGATAAAGGAGCTGAAGCTACCGGTGATATGCAACAAAAGACTAAAGGAGCAAAAGGAAAGGGTCCTAAAGGTTTCTTAAAGTCTCTAGGAGATGGATTAGCGCATATTGGTAAAAAAGCAGGGAAAGTAATTGCTGGTGCAGGAGCATTAGCATTATCAGGAGTACTTCTTGGAGGTTCATTTGCTTTAGCATTAAAAATG